CGAATCGAGACGGAATAGGGTCCGCCAGGCGGAATGCCGGAAATCGTTCCAGACCACGCGCCGCCAGAGATCGTCGCGGTGAGCGCGCCCCAATTGCATGGCGTGCAGCCGGAAAGCGCTGGACCGCCCGCGCTGTTCGAGACGAGAACCTGGATTCCGGATGGCGTTCCGCCCAGCGACCCCGTGTTGTAGGTTCCAGACAAATGCAGCGTGCCAGTGGCCGTGCATGCGCCGAATCCGGTGCAAGCGACCGTCGCCAGATCAACCGGGAAGGTTGCGTCTGGACCTTGGTCCTTGATGGTGAGGGCCGGCCCTGGCGCAATCGCGCCGCCATCCGTGATCGTCGTGCCAACGAAAGTCGTCGGCGACCCCGATGAGGCGACGTTGCCGTTCGCGCCAGTCGAGAGCGTATAGCAGCCGAGACCGCCGTTCATGGCGCCCGCGATGCCGCATGCCCCTTGATAGCCGATCACTTTGACCGGGGTTTGCAGGCCGGAATTGTAGAGGTACTCTCCCGGAACGATGGAGCTCAATGTCGCCGTCATCGATTCCGCGGCGATCGGCTGATAGTAATTGCTCGCGACGATCCAGTTCTGACCACTGCCGGTGTTGATGAGGAGCGGCTGAGCCGTCAGATTCACGCCCCCATCGGTCACGACCATCCCCGGCGCCATAACGCTCGTCACGCCGGTAGCAGTGAGCCATGTCGGCCCGCTCGGAAGTATGCCAGTGCCGAGGATCGATTCAGCCGTGCTGACGGTCGCCGAGCCGCTCAGATTGTAAGTCCCGGTCAGGCCAACTCCCGTCCCGAGGCTCGTCACGGTGAGCGGACCGAACGAGGTCGCCGCGCCGGGCGCCGAATTGATGATCGTCCCGACGCCTATCGACAGCGCGCCCGAAGTGACCGACGTGACCGTCAAAACCGATCCGGAAATAGTCCCGGTCACTTGTGAACTAAGCTCTCCGGTGAAGAACGCCGAGCCAGCGGTCGGGTATGCCGTGACGTGCAGAGTCGGCAACGTGCCACCGCCGCCAGCGCTGTCGATATAGCCGTTGACGTTGACAGACCCATTCGGAATCGCCGGCTTGTACGTGCCCGCCGACATAGCGATGGGAGTCCCGCTCGAGCCGACGTTCTTGCCAATGCCGGATGCCCATGTCACCGCGTAGGTCGGACCGGCGCCAAGCGTCACAGTCGGGCAGGCAGGCGTGGCAGGGACCGTGCAGCCCGGAATGCCTGGACCGGACAAGACGGCGGTTCCTGACCCCGTTAGCGCGCCGGTAATCGGCGATCCGACGAGATTGAGCACGCCCGTCGTCGCGCCAGTCGTCGCCGTGATGTACCCGGATACTTGCGCAACGCCAGCGTCGCCATAGACGCCGATGTCGCTCAGAGGATAGAACGAATGCACCGTCATTCCGTTCGCGGCGGCAAAGCCGGGGACGGTCGTCGTCTTGGTGCAGAGAGAAGCCAGCGCCGTCGTGCTTGGCGCGCCGCCCGCTTGCATAGGAGCGGGGCCGTAGAGCGCCGCGAGATTGCCTATTGCGCCGCCCCAGCCCTGATTGGTGACGGCCCCTCCCGTGCTCGCGCCACCAACGAGCGGCCCCCAAAAATCGCCACCGAGGGTGAATGTCGTGTTGCTGGTTACGGTCCCTCCGGCAGGAGTCGAACTGGCTGCCGCAGCGTAGTAGAAGCCCGGAGCGGCAAACAACGTCACGGGCGCGCCAGACGAGCCGATCACGCCCGTCGTCGTCGCCGTTCCGGCGGCCGGCGAGCCACTCGCGACATTGTATGTCCCCGCGCCGCCCGTCCCGCTTCCAAGCGAGGCGATGACATAGGTGTTGCTGTTCAGGGTGAACGTCGTGCCGACAACGATCGTCTGCGTCGGCGACCCCGTCACAGTGATCTGCAGGCTTGAGGCGCCGCTGACGGTGAAGGTCCCGCCAGCGGTCTGGTTGGTCGTCAGGCCATAGGTTCCGACCCCGCCTGTTCCCGTCCCGCCGAACGTTCCGTAGGGCGAGATGGCGGCGGTGGAGAAAGACGACGTCCCGAGCACCCGCATCCCCGGCAGGATGACGGAAATCATCTGGGGCGTAGACGCTGTCGTGATCGCGCCGGGGTTGCTGAGCGGCGAGAGCGTGCCCCCCGGTCCGGTGAGCTGATTGCCGACGACGGTGGTTCCGCTGGTCGGTTTGACCGCGACGTAGGTTCCATTCACGCTGCTCGGCGACATGCCCGAGACCACGAACTCTGATCCGGGAACGAATCCCGGATTGGTGGTCGTGGTGAAGGTAACGACGCCCGTGCTGGCCAACGCCCCAGAACCCAGCGCCCAGGATGCCGCCGAGATCACGTATGGGTTCATCGCCGTGACTACGAGCGCCTGCGTTCCAGTCGTCTGCGTGTTGGCCAGGGTGTAGCCGGTGAAGTTGGCCGTCCCGAGGTTAAGTGAGCCGGTGATGAGCGAGGGAGAGCCCGGCAGGGCGGTCCCACTGGCGTCGACCATCGCGACATAGGCCGATCCGGGGAAAGCCGAGTCGTCGCCATTCTCGCCGATCATGCCACAAATGTGCTGCCCGGTCTTCGTGGTGACTCCGGTCATACCGACCGTCGTCCAAGGAGCAGTCGTCGAGAGCGTCGGAAATGTGATCGTAGCGCCGGTCCCGCTGAGCGCGGTTCCCTCCGAAGAGATTGTCGGGCACGTCGCCAGGAGTGTCGTAGGCGTGCCTACTAGGGTCGATCCAGTCGTACCCTGTAGCGCCGTGAACGTCGTGTTTAATACGTTGGCGGGTGTCGTCGTAAAGCTCGCCATCGCGTATTGGAGACCCGGCGTCACCCCGTGCGCGACCGCGAGATTCGCGGTGACAACAGCCTGACCATTGACGACCGAGCAGGTCGTGCCGGTCTGCGGAGGGCTTGCGGCTGTGCCAGTCGCTTGCCGAGCGCCGGAGCCCGGGATTGCTGCCGTGTTTACTGTCGGCCCTGTGGTCGTGCCCCCGCACCCAATGCCTGGCGCTGTGACTTGGACTCTGGTCGCGCCGCCGAACCAGACGATAGACGGCTGGACAGAGCAACCGCCGCCAGTAGCGGTCGCGGCGTAAAGACCGGAGAAATAATTGCTCCCTCCAGATTCGTTGAGGGTGCTTTGTGTAAAGGCAGGGGCAGACAGCCACCATTGCGCGGCGCCCTGGCCGCCCAACTGCCGTCCAAGGAAAAAGGTAGGCTGGCCAGGGTTTGTGTTTGTGTAGAGCCCGACGCCGCCGATCAGGGTCTGGAAACTCTGGCTGTACGAAAGATTGGAGTCGACCATCGCCTCGAAATAGGTCGTCAGCGATCCCGTCGTGTCGGAAGCCGGAAAGGCCATGGGGCCGGCCGTCCCAGCGTTCAGGCTCAGCCCATTGTTCGTCTCGCCGAACGCCTGGTTCTGGTTGAAATAAGCGGCTGGAACGGGCGTGATCGTCGGTGTGATGAGAGTCGCAATTCCCCCCACGCCCCCGCCGATGCCGAGAAGCATCAGAAAGCCAGCGGTCGCGGGATTGCGGCCAATCCACTCGACGAGCGAAAAAGTAGTAATGAGGATCCAGAAGCGCTTCATCGTGCGGGTTCTCAAACGATCTCAGAACTGGGTGTAAGAAAGGCTGCCGCTGACCTGGATCGCCGCGGAATTCACGGCGCAGAGCGCGTTGCCAGTAGGCACGATAAGGATAGGACCGAGGCCGCTACCAGGCGCGGCGCCCGTCTGAGCGGCAAACGCATAGGCGCCGGTGAGAGCCTGCGTTGCGCTCCCACAATTCGAGCCGGTTCCGTATTCGAAAGTGATGTTCGTTGTGCCGGCCGCCAGAGCATTCCATTCAGTGACATAAATCCCCTTTCCGCTAACCGCGGGGACGAGTTGCGTGGCGCCGGTATTCGAGATGTTGATGGGAACCGAAGCACCGGCCTGGATGATGCTGGTTAGGCTTCCTCCAGTGTTGGCGCCATTGGTCGGCATCGGCACGCCGCCCGTAACGCCCTGCACGGCCTGCGCGCTGGTCGCGCTCGTGCCGGCTGCGGTGACTTCCTGATTAGCCGCCGTGGCGGCGCCGGTGGGCAGAGCGGACGAAAGAACGTCGGCGTTGACGCCGAGCACGTTCAAACCACTCGGCGCCAAGCCCCATGCAGAGCCGGACGCGCCAACCATGTTGCCCCCGCTGATCAGCATGCCGTTGTACGTCGCCGAACCGGGAGCGGTGGAGCCGGCTGATCCGACAGAGGCGTTTGAGCCGCCACCGCTACCACCTCCGCTTCCACCACCGCTAGCGCCGGTCGGCAAACCCGCGCCGCCGGAGATGTTCAGCGAGGTCGTTCCCGCTGTCTCAATTGCGGCGAGATTTGTGTTCGGGCCAACGGTGAACGCCATCCAGCCGCCGGCTGGAATGACGTCGTTGCTTGCCGTTGCGGTGACGCTCGAATTGCCAAGAGTCACATAGGCGGCGTTCGCCCCCGTATTATAGACGATCGCAACCGTTCCACTCGGAAGCGTCACGCGCGACGATGTCGGCCCGACGGAGAGCTGCGAATAGGCGGGCGTCGGCTGAAAGCCACTAAACGAAGCTGAGAGCGAGCCGGTAACGTTGCCCGGATTCGACGGCGTGAATAGCGGCCCGAAGCCAGGTCTAATTGGCACGACGCCGGTGACGTAAGTGCCGCCCGAGTCCTGGTAGGTTTGCGCGCACGCAGGCACGCCAAATAACAGGCCAGCCGCTCCCGCGGCGCCCAGAAAGATGCGCTTCATTTCCGACCCTGTTGAAAAGAGAAAGCCGCTACGCGGCGGAAGGATTCGCGAGAAGGATTGAAATTGACAACCTGACCTGGCCGCCAGTGAACAGGCCGCCAGTCGCACTGACGATGATCGTGGCGTTCGTGTAGAACGCCGTCGGGCCAATGAGACCGAAGTTCGTTGACCCGGCCGCGATCGCCAGCGCAGAGCCGAACTGCGACAGGTTGCCAGAGACCCCGACCTCATAGGATGTCGCCCCCGTGATAGCCGTCACCACGCGCGCGCCGACCGCCAAGACAATACAGTCGGCGGGGATTTGTAGGCTCGCGTTGGTTGAGGCGCCAGAGAGCGTGACGCTCGTTTCGAGGACTTGCGCCTGGATCGAGGCACCGTGCGCCGACGCGGCGACGTTCGCGAGCGCCGACATGAAGCCAATATCGACGATAGTCCAGGCACCCGCGCCGCTGCTTTCAATCCCGATGAAGCCATAAGCCTGATTGACGACCGCCGACGTCTCGCCGTCGATTGTGTCGGTCCCCGCGGCGTTTAGGGTGATGGCCTTCGTGACGCTACAATTGCCCGTCTCGTCGACAATGAGAAGGCGCGTCCCCGTGGGATAGTTGCTCGACGCCGGGAGGGTGATGACGCGCGCCGCAGTCAGGGCTGTGTAGGCGACGAGCCTATCCGTCGCCAGAACCGTGTAGGCGGCGTCGCTGACGGCCGCGCGCGTATTCGTGATGGCTTCGGACAGCTTCGCCGCCGGGTAGCCGCCAGCGAGCGCCCCGTCGTTGATGACGAGGCGATTGTTCGTCGTGTCGATAACGGCTTCGCCCTGCGCGCCGGTGAAGGCGAGAACTTGGCTTGCGGTGCCGCGACGAAGTTGAAGTTGCTCGCTCAAGGAACGGTCCCCAGGTTGATAACATCGACCACGGCGTCATTGGTTGAGCCGAAGTCGTCTGAAAGCGTCACAGCGCCAGTTGTGAGTCCGAGGTCGACCGCTGAGCCGGCCAAGAGCTGAAGGGCGATCGGATTGACCACCGTGACCACGATGGCGCCCAGATCGAGCGAAGCACTCGGCGGGACTGCGACGGAGCCGAAATCATCTGCCAACGTCGGCGTGTCGATCACTTGGCTGAGATCGAGCGGGAAGCCGGTTTGAAGCTGCGCGAAGATGGGGTTCGGAGACGTCGGGGCCATGGTAGCGTAGGTGTAAACGGTACAAGTCGAGAGGTCTTGCAATCCGCCGCCAAGCGGGTTGAAGCTCTGGAACTTAAAAAATAGCATCTTGCCGGCGAGGTTCGCCGGAAGATCGAACCGGCCGACTGCGCCATCGAGGCGGGCGAACGGTGCGCCGCTCGAGTGTGTTACCGGCGACGACCCACCGAGGCCGCGCGCAAGCCCGGTCAAACTGTAAAGGATTGGGTTGCCGGAAGTGAGCGTTGCCACCTCGTAGCCAAGGAATTCATTGTCGACGATCGACAGGGTCCCGCCCTGTTGTGCCGCCGCTTGGCTTGTCCCCGACAGAGACCCGCCGCTTTCCGTCAGATTGAGGGCGAGCGCGTCGACCGCATCCCATCCGGCCGCAGCGGGCAGGCTCGCGGTTAAGAACCCTTGGCGGAGCGGCGCGTTTAGCATCGCGACTTGCGAGTAGGTGATGCCGTCAACTGACATCCACACGACGGCGCCGCCCCATTGGCCCGAGCCGCCTGCGCCGATGCCAGAAGCGCCGACCCAGATTTGAGACACGCCGTTTGTCAGCGAGGTCGGCGGCTCGACAATAAGCGGCGTGTTGATCGGAACCGCAGGTACGCCAAAATTCGGCTGGAACCCTGTTGCCGATGCGCTCGGATTGTATGCCGGGTTCGAGACTCCGGTGACAAGCTCCTCGCAGGTGAACGCGAGAAGGCCCCTGTCGTCTTCCTCGATCTCAGTAATGCGGACCGGATAGTCCGACAGGCCAAGATTAGCGTCTGTGATTGTGACGACGTCCATGGGGTCAAGGAGGCAATATTCCCAAGACAACTTGAAGGTGAATTTGGTTCTGACGTAAAGCTCGCGTTGCAAGATTGTCTGCGCGATCGCCGGGCCCATGACGAACTCGTCGCAGATCTCGTGCGCCTCAATCGTTGACCCGACGCGAGGGCCGAAAATTTCAATCTGGCTTTGATCGCGCGCCTCTACCGGGAGTGCGGAATATTGGTTGCCGCGCGACAGAACTTCGACGCGCTGGATGGTCGGCAGCGAGAAAATGTCGACACGCTCGACCTGGACTGGGTCTTTGTTGCCCTTCTCATCGATGAAATCGAGATCAGTCAGATCGTAAACTGGGGCGAGGTTGGGCGTGAAGTTGCCAGCGGCGCCCGCCGTGTATGTGATGATGACCGGTCTGCCCTCATCGGCTGGCCCGAAAATATAGGAACCTGGCTCGGACATGCCGTATTCACCGGACACGCCGGGGATCTGCGCGCCAATAAACACGAAAGGCACCCCGGAAATTGCATTGACGACTCCGCCGTCTGATACAAACTGAGTTGCCGCTGCGACCGTAATCACCGCCGGCAGGGCCGTGCCGGATGACACTGGGATCGGAATGGGGATCGACAATTGGGTGCTGAAGGTCTGCTCCTGGCCTTCGGTGATCGCGCTGTCGGCGTACGGAATGAATTTGAGGAGACCGCCGCTCCAAACGGCGGCAACCGAGAAGATCTGCAGCCAACGCGTCAGAATGCTCGAACCCTGCTCTTGGCTTACGAGCGCCGGCGAGAACGCGTAGCCCATCGCGCGGCAATAGGCCTGGAGGGAATCTGGATTGGTGAATAGCGAGCCGGAGTCGATGCTGGCCGAGCTGAAGCCGCAGCCATATTGGGCATTGGTTAGAAAGTCTTGGATGACTAGAGCCGGATCGGCGTCCGTTCCGTTGACGCCGGATCCGGCAAGGATGCCGATCACCTCGAAGTTATGGTTGCCGACCGAGGCCGAGTCGCCAAGATTGTAGCCAGCCGCCCATGCGATCGCTGTTCCCTGATAGGCGAGCGCGTTATAGGGGTAGATCTCCTGTAGATAAGGCCAAACGACTTGCGGCGTCGTCCCGTTGAAAATGCCGATGCCCAGCTCGAGTGGGACGTAAACGCCTAGGTCTTTCCAGAGTAGGCCAATCCCTGCGATCGGTCCCTCGCACAGCCCCATAATGAGATCGGCCGTGTAAATGTAGCTGCTCCCCGCCGCTCCGCCGCCGAAGACACCTCCCTTGCCGCCTATGCCTTTACCGCTTCCGCCGGGGACGGCCTGGAAATTTGCGAACCAAATGAGATTCGGGGCGATCTTATTGCGCCCCCAGACGATCGGAATCGGCAGTGTCGAGGTCGCGGTCTGGACCTGCAGCGACGTAAAGTCGGGCTTGTCATTAGCGCCGCGGCGAAGGAAGCCCATGTCAGCTCCAATAACTCGCGAACTTCGCGGTCTTCATCTTCGCCGATAGCTCACCCGCACCGACAATGTCTTCGATCACGAAGCGCGACGGGGCGAAGGCATGAATGATCGATAGAGGGTTGAGTCGTGAGACGATTCCGGCGTGTGCAAAGAGGCGCCCGATTCGGAGAACGACTGTATCGCCCAGGCCAGGTTCGCGGACCTCATGCGCGCGTTCGAACAGGAACCCGAGATATTTTTCCTCGCCGCGATGCATGAACCAATCGCGCGTATAGGGTCGCGGATCGAACTTCTCGACAAGGCCCAGATCGCCATAGATACGGACGAGGAGCATCGCGCAATCGACGCCATGCCCCTTCACATCCGCTGCATGATGATATGGCGTTCCGATCCAGGTTTTTGCTTCGGCGACGACAGCCGCGCGCTGAGAGGCGCTCATGCGCGGCGCCCGGCGAGTTCGATGGCTCGATCATAAAGGGAAAGGATGTCGGCTCTCTTTGTTGCGTGGTGGTCGCTATAGGCCGGGATGCTTGTCCACGGAGCGGGGAGGGCTCTTTCCAGAAAGCGATACGGCTCGCTGATGATGGTTTCTGGCGTAAGCCAAAGGGCGACGACCGGGCACGTGTCAGGCCATTCTTGCTCGCTGCGCTGACGCGCGAGGCTCAGCGTCGCGATTATGTCATCGTGTAGCGCTACCGGCCTTCCGTCGAACAAGCGTTCCGCCTTCATGTCAGTAAGCCAATTGCGGCGGTGGCACGTAGGGGAAGCCTCGGAAACTGGGTAAGTTGTTGAATTTAGCCTGACACGTAAATTGCGTGTGGTCGCAGCCGAAGGCGACGTTGAATTCGTCTCCCGCCTCAGGAGCGAACGGCAGCGGATACATGAGATTGTAGGCCGATCCAGCGACGACGCTCCTGATCGTGGATCGGACATTGGCGTTGGCGCCCGAGGTGAATACGAGCGAGCCTTGCGCATCGCCGGCACGCGCGCCAGAAAAGTTGATTGTGCTCGAGTTCGACCCCGCGCCGCTCGCGCCGTCCAACGAAAACGTGCCACGAATAATGCCGCAGCCAGCGTCATAGAGGACGTGCAAGCAGGTCGGAGAAAACAGGTTCTTCGGCATATCGTAATCAAGGATCACGAGATCCGACGCTACGGTTAGCGTGGCCTGGGTGCGTCCCACGTTGTCAACAGTCGATACCCGTCCTTGGAAGAGCCTTACACCGCCAATGACCGAGCCTCCCGGAGCGGTAAGGAAAACCCTGTCTCGGTAGACCGGGGCTCCGTCAAAAGCTCCGTCACGTAGAGCGACGATGAAGGGGGCGCCGTTGATTATGTCGGTCGGGCGCGCGGCGATCGTGATTTGCTGCTTGTCGACTTCAAGGCCGATCGATCCCTTATATTTGAGCCCGGCGACGAGCGGCCCATTCGCGAGAAACGTGAATCCATTGAAGGGGACGTCGTAATCGACGGTTGTCCAGGTGTATTGCGTCCCGGTCGTCGTGATGAAGGTGAAGCACTCGGCAAAGGCAAGTGGCGCGTCCGGGGCGGCGCGGGCGGCGTTGATCAAGTTGATGACACCGGTGGAAGTCTGTTTCATGACCAGAGGAAATCCCGGAGGCCGGCTATCAGAGAACGCATTCCAGCACCCCATGCTAGAAATCTAAGGGCTTCGACAGGGATCATCGGA